TGCTTTTTTTGTTTCTGCATTTATTAAATATACATCATAACCCATGCTAAACTCCTTATTTGTATACCCCATAACCCATGTTAAACACCTTACCTTAGCTATTTCAGAAATTTGTCTTAATAACTTTCATAATTTTGTTGAGTGGTGGTCTAGTAAATCAATACCTCTAAGGTCTCTTTGACCATTTTTATGTTCTTCAATTATATTCATTTTTTGTAACTCCTTCATGAATAATTTTTAATAAAGTCATATTTTGTCAACGTTCTTGACATTTTATGCGCGATTTCATCTTTTTTCATACTCTATCCTTTAGTATTTTTTGCCTCGGCAAATATTATTTATAACCAAAATGGACGCTTCAATATATGATATATTTTTATCAGCGGCTAATTTCTCTATCATTTTTCCAAATTTTTCGTGCCGTTTTTTTTCTTCCTCAGTAAAACTAATAACAGGATTTTCTGTTGAGATAGTATTATATCTACGGTTTATGTTTTTACAATAATTTTGAAAAATATAAAAAACTGGAAAATGAGTTTCATGTTTAATCATTTCAGATATGGCTTCCTCGACGATATCCAGTGACCATTTTAATATAAAACTTTTATCTGAATTTTCATATTCACATTGACGCTGATATTCAAAAAATAATTCCACTTTATCATCGAGTGTTTTTATATTAGATTTTGGGAAAACTCGCAATAATCTTTCCATTTGCTTAAAAAAATCTTTATTTATCCGCGATATCGCCATATTTTTTTTCTGCCATTTCTAATAATTTTTCCATTTCTGTAGTATTTTCTGCCGTCGCGATTTTTATAAAATATTCAATATGTTGATTGTCTCTGCAAATTAAAGTAATATCAACATAATGATTTTTGACATGCCAGTCTGATTTTGCGCAGCCATTTATAGCCTCTTTTATTTGTTTTAGAGAAAAAGTTTTTAGTGCTTTTTTTATTTTACGCAGCCTTCTACCATCTAATTCAGAATTTGAGCGATTAAAAACCATCTTCCAATAATCAAAAATTTCACAAATAGATTTATTTATATTATTTATAGTAATATTTTTTTTGTTATTATTTGTTATCATTTTTTCGGTTTCTTCATATTGTGGCTCAGTTAAAATTTCTAACATTTTGGAGAAAATATGCTCAGGAATATTTAAAAGGTTTGAATGCAAAGCCGTATACCAATCTTTCTTTGTCCGGCAATTAGGTATATTTTCCCATATTTTCTTTAATTGTAATATTTCTGCAGAAGAAATGGGCTTGTCTAGATATTTTATAATAGATGGGTCAAAAAAGAAAAAATCTTTAATATATATTAAAGGATATTCATCATCTACTTCGATAAAATTTTTTTTTATCAAAGTAAAAAGAACACCCTCATATTTTGCGCGCGTCCATTTTAAATCGGCTGCCAATGTTTCAAAAGAAGCCATAAAAAGCCCAAAAATATTATTTAATCTGGTAGTGAGCAAATGCAAAAAAGCCAGTTTCTCTTGATTATTCAATGAATTAAAATTATAATCATCCCAGATAGCACAATTAACTGGTTTTAGTTCGTAGGTAATATTCAACATAGTTTTCCTCTTTTTATAAAAACAACTTGACCGCAAAGAGACATTGTGATATATTGTCCGCATAAAGTCAATATTTTTTTAAAGGAGTGTCCATTATGAGTCAAGCAATTTTAATTGTCGGTGAATCAGGATCAGGTAAATCTACTAGTATTAGAAATTTAGAACCTGAAGAAACAGCAATATTGAATACAATAAATAAATCATTGCCTTTTAAAGGTGGGAAAAAATTTAATACACAATATAGTGATAATCCTAATAAAATTTGCCAATGGTTGGAACATATATCTAAAAATAAACCTCACATTAAAAATATAATTGTTGATGATTTTCAATATGTGATGGCCAATGAATATATGAAATCAGCTAGAACAAGTAAGAGCAAAGATGCTGTATTTAAAATGTATGACAAAATTGGCGGAGGCGCATGGGATATTTTAGACTTGGCTAAAAATTTAAGAGACGATCTTTTTGTTTTTATTCTCACACATTCCGAAATGAGCGAGACAGGAAAATTAAAAGCAAAAACCATTGGCCAGGTTTTAGATAATAAAGTAACGCTCGAGGGAATGTTTACAGTAGTATTATTTACTGAAGTAACGAGTAATGGATATTATTTTTTAACTACAAATAAAGGTGGTGCGACAACAGGCAAAACACCTTTTGATATGTTTGATAAGCCGATAATTCCAAATGATTTAAAATTAGTTCTTACAGCTATAAATGCTTATAATGAAGATGATGCCCAGCTTTCTGGTGAACCCATAGAAAAAAGTTTATTAGAAAATCATATTAAAAAAATATCGCTTTGCGGAAGTGAGAATGAATTAAAATTATTATATTCTCATTTTAAAAATGATTATACAAATCCTGCACAACTTATTGATATATGCGCACAAAGAAAAGCAGAAATATTGAGAGCAGGAACACAAACAAATGAATCTGTAACGATTCATTAAAATTATATAAAGGAGCAAAAAATATGACTATTCAATTTCCAGTTTTAATAAAAGAAATTTTTAAATTAGAAACAGAAATAGAAAAGGAATTTAAAAAAGATTTTGATAACATTCCAAACGGTGATTATTCTCTCGAAATAGTAAAAGCAGAGACCACGCAATCAAACGCAGGTAATGACATGTTGGCTGTTGAATATATAATGCTAGAACAGCCATTTATTAACAGGAGAGTTTGGCAATATTATACTTATGGGAGCGAGAAGATAGGGAAAAAAGAATTAAAACGAATTGCTGAACTGCTCGACGCAGTTGATTTGATGGGAAAATATGGAAGTTCAACATCTTTTCCACCAGAAGAGTTAGTAGGGAAACGACTGGTAGGTGGATTACGTTCTAGCGATAAATTCATTATCATAGAAAAACATAAAAAATATAATAAAAATTCTGCAACTCCACTACCAGTCAATCCCTCTAATGATATACAATTAGAAAACAAAGAACAAGAAGATTTTGACGATGTCCCATGGTAACAGGAGAAAACATGTCAACATTAAAAGATATTTCAGAAATAGAGTCATCTTTAATTGATCCAGAACTTAAAGCAGCATTTATTGATTTATATTGGTGGCAAAGAGGAACAGATGATTGGTCTAAAGATTGTTTTAATTTTATTCTTTTTTATTTAATGGGTAAAGCAGATAACGATAATAGAAAAAGATTAAAAAATGGTTGGCCTGAATTGTATCTAGCTTATGAATCTTGGTATCTTTCAGAAAATGAAAATGAATTTTTAAATAAAATAGAGAGAAATTTTATAGTGAAAAAATAATGTTTAAACCTAGCAAAACATCACAGGAAAGATTATCTACATGCTGCCCAGAAATCCAGCTATTATTTAAAAGAGTACTTTATTATATAGATTATACTGTCGCATGTGGTTTTAGAGGTGAAGAAGATCAAGACAAAGCTTTTGCAGATGGTTTTTCAAAAGTTAAATGGCCAAATAGTAAACACAATAAATTACCATCAGAAGCAATTGATATTTATCCATATGTAAATGGGCGTATGGTAAACGGAGACGAAGAAGGCGACAGAGAACAAATAATTTATAATGCTGGATATATAAAATGTTTAGCAAAAATTTTAGGCATTAATATTTGTTGGTTTGGTGATAGAAATAATGATAATGTACTTGATAAAGATCGGTGGGATTTAGTGCATTGGGAAGTGATAAGTGAAAAATAAAGAATGTTTATTTTTTAGAAAAAAAAATAGAGAAGTAATAACAAAAAATTTATGCGTGCTTCTTGAGGCAGATATATGTTGGTTTGAAGGTATTTTTAATACTTTTCATTTGGATGATGAAACAGATGATGAAACATTAAATATAATTAGAAATTGTTTAAAATCTATGAGGGATATTATAACCGTATTAGAAAAAACGTGTAATACTTAAAAAATTGAACCAGCAGATATGCGATTCTTAAATACGCCGTATCCTCCTGATTGCATATCCTGCCGCCATGATTGGGCCAACATCCGTAACGCATCAACTCCATGCGACGACCAATCATGGCATGGTTCTTTGCTATAATTTTGCAATCTTTCATTGTATTCTCTATGATATGATCGCAAACATTCTACTCCTTGTTCACAAGTTTCAGAATTTATATATATAATATTTAATAGCGATCTGAGTGATTCTATCCCATCTTGTAAATGTTTTACTCTAGGAACAACTTCAAAAATAAAACCAAGATCACGCGCAAAATCTATTGTGGATTTACCGGTATTAAAATCTCGCTTCACAACATCATGAGGCGCATAATGTTTTCCAAAAACAATGCCATATTGTTCTCTAAATTGATGTAACCAATTAATATAATGAGCTAACGCCTGACCCTGAAATTCATAATATCCTATTGCTTTTGGAATTTTATTTATAGTTTGCACAAGCCATATAGCCGTGGAATCCGATACACCTATATCCCAATAAGTATTTACTACGTGATCTCTGTTTATAGGAAATTCACATAAACGTTCTTCTGTAGCCATCCTTTTCATTTCGGTGGTAAAATATGCTCCTGGTGTAGCCGCATCCCACGAACAATAATATTCTTGCTGTATTTGTTCTTCTGGAATACCTGCCTTTCTTTCTTCCTCGACCATTTCTGGGCTAATAACATAAGTACCATCATTTCTTTTTGTGTCTTCCACCGTTAAATAACTACAATACCATTCAGCATTATCTTTGTTTACTTGATATAGTTTATAACCGTGATTTCTCCCTCGGGGGGTATAATTGAAAATGGCTATACCGCTATTCTCTCTCAAAATAGGTGAAAGATAATGCCATGCCAATGGGTTCATTACTGAATATTCATCAAAAATAATATTTACTGGGTTTGTTGATAGCCATTTATTATATTGATCTGCTCCTCCAAGTTGAAAAATACTGCCATTCTTAAAATTAATCCTCATGTCGGATGAGTGAGGAGTTCCCTCGATTAATTCTTTTGGAATATGATCTAAATATCGCATACCGTCGGAATCTATTCCATTCCAGATTGCTTTTCGTGCTTGAATTTGCTCAGGCAATAAATATAAAGTAGTACCTACACGTATTTGACTAAGTGCTATTGCAAGATTAAGTGAGGCTTTATCTTTTCCTGCGCGCCGATGGATTACTTGAACCGCACGTTTTTTCCCGTCGATTAAAACGGCTCGCATTAACTCGGTCTGATAATGCCGTGGTTCAAATTTATGAGGCAAATTGATTATCATGTGATCTATATGTTATTATTGGTATTTTATCTAACCTACATTGAACCTTGTTTAAGATTTCATGTATTAAATTAATTTCTTTTTCTATGTATTTGAGTGCAGTGCGAATTTCGCTAACCTCTGTTGCCCTGGTATTTACTTTTTCCTCAAGATTATCAAATTTTTGGAAATATCTGCGAATAAATAAAGTAATTACCGCGCTACCGCTCAAACATCCTATGATTGCGCTAATAATTTCCTTATAAACCATCACGGAAGTTGATATCATTTTTAAACCCTTTTTTAGTGAAAAAACAAGAATAACCGCCACGTTTTTCAAGTAAAGCCTTAACAATATTTCCTGGCGTAGGGCTCGTTAAGTTTAAATTTATACACGCTTGCTTATAAATTTCATTAGCTAACTCAGCGCATTGCCACCTTTTATTATTTCTAGTCTTTAAGTGCAAACCAGCTAATATACAGTCAAAAATTGAATATGGTTGGTGCAAATGGTCTTCTATCCAATCTCTAATTTTTGGTGTTAATTTAATTTTTGTTTCTATAATATAAAAAGGCAGAAGTTTACGCAGAGGAGTTAGACAAACGCCATTATGAATTGCTTCGACGACGTAAGGATCAGAGCCAGCCTGGACGATAACCGCCACATGGCTATAGGTTTCTTTTGTAACCAATCTGATAAGTTTAGAAAAAAAACCGTTACGACTTATTGCTACTAAATTCCCTACTTTAAAAAATCTTTGTGCTTGTTTTTTTGTATTCATTTTTTCTCCTTATTAAACAAACTGGCTATGTTTGTATACAACTTATTTAACTACATTAAAGATATTGGCTAAACCATCCGTATCTATATCATTTATCTCTTCAACTAATATAAAAACCCCCGGCTTTAAAGAATATTGTTTTGCGGCAAAAACGACCGAAACCAAACTATCATCTTCATATGCAATTTTATTTAAAGCATCTTTTACAGCTTTTAATAAATTATCTACATCAGGTTTTGAGGTATGTAAGCTTTGCCCGTCTAAAGCGTCTTGTTTTTTTTGAACAGTCCAGCTTTTTGGAGTTTCAAAATTAAACAATACACATAGGAGGACACCGCTTGAAAAAGGCTTAATGCTTCCCATGGCTTTTTTAGCATACGCACTAACTATTTTTTCATAATCAGCGGTTTTTTTAGGGGTATAGCTTATATGTTTTTTCCCGCGCAATGTTGTCCTGTGCCTCAATTTGGATACAGGTGTCACATCTGGAATGTTAATTGTTATCATTTATTTTATTATTTTTTATTGATAGGGTTTAGGATGCACAACAACATGCATTTTAAAATTATATGACCATCCGTCGTCAGGTTCTTCTAGTATAGTAATAGAATGCTGACTTAAAGAATCTATAGTTTCTATAGTTCCATTAGTTCCATCTAGTTCTCTGACTTGTCCAGCAGTTCCATTGAAAGGATTATACGCGTTTGCTTCGGCAACGACAGGAACTGCTATTAAAGTAGTATTGTAATTAAAATGTGCGGCATGCATCATATCTGGTTCTACTTCATGAGCAAAGCAAGAATGTATGGCTGATGCCATTTGTCCAGCTGCACCTATAACGATGTTGTTATTATAAGAACATGCTATTCTAGTCTCAGTTTTCTTTATTTCATCACGATCTTCAAAGCCTACAAAACTATATCCCCTATGCATCGCAATCTTTTTAATTATTAAAGCATCTCCACTAGATTCACTTCCAGTAGTTCTGATCAATAAACCCAATCTAGTAGCTGATGTATTAAATGAAGATAAACTTATATCTTCCCATTTAATTACTGCATTACTTCCGCTTATAGTTAAAGTTGGTGAATTAGCAACATAAGACCAAGCTCCTGTTGCATTAGAAGATAAAGTAGGAGTTGATCCCCACGTAGTAATTGGGTCTTTTAAACAAGCATTATTAGTTGACGGAACCCATTGGATAATATCCATTTTTATACTTGTTATCCCGGTAGCTCTACCATAAAAACCAACAGATAATTTTTCTCCGGCGGCTTTTAAATCAGTTAGATAAGTTGAAAATTCATCGTTATATAGAGGTTCATATCCACCAATATATCCTGGACTTGTAAGCTGCAAAACTAATTCATTTTGATTAGATGTATTACGCTGAACATCAGCAGTAGCGTTATGTAAGATTAAAAATGATGGGGTAACTAGAGAAGCGTCTGCAAATGATGATAATCCAACTCCTTTTATCCATAATGGAATTTTTGAAAAATCTCCAGAAACTAATAAATTCTTTGGTGGATTAAAATTTAATAATGCAGTGTCTAAATTATAATATTTAATATTTCCCAATGAATTATTTATTAATGCATTTATTATTTTCTTGCCATTAAGATGAACGGTTGCATTTGATGAAGTGCTAAATAATTGATATGTTGAGCTTACACCAATAATTTCATCGCATTCTATATAGACAGTTCCCCACGCAATATTAAATACTGGTGTACTAGAATTTAATCCAGAAGCATCTAGTTTTTTTATCTTAATATAGGCGCGAGTATTGGCGTCGCCGCTAATATTAAATATATTTCCAGTTGCAGTACCTGAAGTACGTATTTCATCTATGTCAAAACATGTAGTTCCTAATTGATGAGTAATGCATGAATTAGATGAACTATGCAATAATATACCTATCCGATGATATTGAACATTTCCACTGTTTCCTTCATTCAATATTGCACGTCCTGAACCGCTAGCACTCACAACATCTGTGTTGAAATATGTGGGATCACTATCTGCTGAAGAATAATGTTTAATACCGTCACCAGAAGTTACAAGAAATTTATGACAAGAAAATGATACCCCTGCTTTTAAGATAATATTTGAATTGCTAAATGTAGCTCCTCGACAATCATATTCACTATCATCAATAGTTGTAAAACTATCACCGGTATATGTTCCAATATCTGTTATACAAAATTTAGATGTCGTTGATCCAGCAGCAGTATTAGCACTTGTTAAAGTTAATTTAGGAACCGTAAGACTTAAGCCACTATTTAGATCATCTCCATTTTTACCAACATAATAAGCATTAGTTTGATCTGGAAGACTGCCGCCAACAGCAGCCAAAGATAAATTTCCTGAACCATCAGTTATAATAGCGTCCCCAAAATTTCCATCAGTAGTCAACCATTTAAAAGTATTTAGATAAGTATTATCATCAATATTCTGCCCAATATTAACAGTTCCATTTCCAGTCCCAAGCTCTGCATGTATATAAACATCACCACCATTTGCTGCTGCAATATTAACATCACCACCAGCAGCACTCCCCTGTATATTTATGTTGCCTGTCGTAGTAGTAAGAATATTGCCAAGAGTATCAATTCCGCCATCTAACTTAATATTTCCTGTGCCATCAGGAATAAGAAATATATTTTCATTACTACCAGAGCCTGTTGATAAACTTATAGCTCCACTTGTGGTCGAGAAAGACAAATTTCCTGTCGTTGTTGTGATGGTATTTCCGATCATATTAACAGTGCCGCCAAGCACAATATATCCAGGCGAAACTCCAATTGTGCCTAGCACTATATTTGCATCTTCTGCATATAAATTAAGATAGCCACCAGCATAAGGTTGTATTATTATATTTTTATCTGTTGAATTAGATGTTAATTTATGATTATTGACATCTAAGTCGCCGCCTAATCGAGGTAATGTATCATCTATAACTGCCTCTAATTTCGCATTTAATTGAGCCTGAATACCTGAAGTTACGCCAGACAAATAACCCATTTCGGCTGGTGACGCACCATTAACAGTGCCAACACTAATTACATTTCCAGCGGCATCAACTGTTAAATTACTTTCCACCAATCCTGTCGTTGTGCCATTAACTTTGACAATCGAATTAGCTAGGGTAAATGCGGAAAAAGTATCAGTTAATGCTAAAAATGTTGTAGCACCAGCATGAGTATCCATATAAGTCTTTATTGCGTGCTCAGAGACAATTGTATTTGATGAGTCTCCAGCTAATGTTACATCATCTGAAAATTTATTAGCTGCAACAGTATCCCCGTCAAAAAACAAAGAACAATCACTTAAAAATAAGCGGGTTGCTCCGCCAGCTTTTACTAAATTTACAGAATCTATAAATGTGTTAGCGGCGGGAAAACTGCCAGAAGTAGCATTTAATGAATCGAAATTAGAATTAATTATATCACTAGCTGAATTACTATAAAAAGGGATACTAGTTGTTGAGCCGTCAGTTATTATACTATTATATCCAGAATCTATAGTTGTATCAGCTTTAACTTCTACACCTATGCAATCTGTAGAGTCATAAACATTAATATGATTATTAAATATTCTATGGTTTTCAGTTGGAATACTCTCGATAAAAACAGCGCGTATGTAAGGAGTATTGCTTGACCCCGATGAAGGATGAAAATTACATTGCATACAGTTTTCAAATATTAATCTGCCTGTTGTTCCATTTAAAGTATGTATAAAATTAAAATTACTATCGTTTTCATCAACTTGTCCATCCATAATATTATTTGACAAACACAAAGTAATATTATTTCCTAAACTAAAACCAGCCTTATCAGAACTTGTTGATGCAGCATTATCATATTCTATACGACTATTTTCAAAATAGAAATTATTAGCATTTGTATCTGTATAATTTATAAATTGACATGCTTCTTGAGTAGTAATAATAAAACCAATTCTACATTGTTCAAAAAATACTTCTCTAAGTCCCGGAACTGTAAGAGAAGTATATTCAAACATATTATAAGATGAGGTATGAAATGATTCAGTATTTGCAAATTCAATTCCTATTATATTTATATACGCAGCCGCATTTCCAAAAGAAATAGATGCTGCATTTGTTGTTTCTATAACAGTTTTTGATTCTTCACTTAAGCTTTTTATTGTTAATATTGGAACATTTATAGATATATTTTCAGAATATATACCAGGGCAGATATAAATAGTTGTTCCTTGTGAAGCTGTATCAATAGCTTTTTGAACTGTTAAAAAAGCTTGTTCAATACTTTTACCATTATTTACTGTATCATTACCATGCT